ATACGAGGTGGCTATTTAGGTCTTGGCGGTGAAATTGATCCAATAACACCAATAGAAATATCTAACGCTAATCCACACCTCACCCTCCACAACACCTCACAGGAAGATACTGATGGTGGTAGGGAATCCCGCATCATAGCCAGAGGAGAGCAATCTGGTGGTGAAGAGTCTGTGCTTGGCTACATGGAATTTGCCCACGATGGAACAAGCGACGATGAAAAAGGGTTGTGGCGTGTGTTACTCAATGATGGGGACGATAGTGACGCACCCAGTATTACAGCTTTGACTTTGGTTTCAAGTGGCAAGGCTACTCTATATGGCCCACTTGATTGTGGTGCAGATGGAGCATCTCAAGGAATCTTGACCCTTTGGGACGGGGCTGGTGGAAATACGCCCGGTAACATCAAAATTCATTCCCCCAATGGTACAGCTTGGTACTTGTTTGTAGAAGATGATGGTACAGTTAAAATACATAATGCTGCACCTACACAAAATAGTGATGGGTCTGCTGTAGGCGACCAATCAGATTAAGGAGCTACACCATGAACCGAATCAAAAACATCACCCTGATTCTACTCCTGATCGCCGCCCTCGCGGGGATGGCAACCAACCAACGAGCTATTAACCAGCACGAAGCGAGCTTACGGGCATTAACCAAGACCCTCGACCTTAGCGTACTCGATTCCTGCGGGATCATCACTAATGGAATGGGCCACGGTTCCTGTGTAGCTATCGGCCCTGATCTGATCCTCACAGCCGGACATTGTATAGGTTATCCAGGTAATTGGATTGAGATCAATGGGGTTAAGTATGACATCCTTGATGAGTGGAAGAGCGGGCAGTACGATGTGGGGTTCATTCGGATCGACGGTCAGGTTCCTTATCTCCAATTCGGCGAAATGCCTCAGTTACTTGATACAGTCTATTTTGTTGGTAGCCCATATGAGACCTGTTTTGTGAACACGATAACCAAAGGGATCATATCCCATTTAGATAGAGATGTTTATGACCGAATCGGCTTGATTCAAACGGATGCAGAAGGAGCACCTGGATCAAGTGGTTGTGCGTTGGTGGATATTCAAGGCCGTGTTATTGGCATCTGTGTTGCCGGGCCGAACCCTGGTGGCGGGGTTACTTTATGTGTTCCAGTAGACCACATCCTCGAAGCCCTGGAGAAGTATAATGCCACTCTCTGACAAAGGCCGCAAAATCATGGCCAGTATGAAAGAACAATACGGCCCGAAGAAGGGCGAACAGGTGTTCTATGCCAGCAAGAACAAGGGCACGATCACCGGTGTAGAGGGTCGGGCAAAACGTGGCCTCAAACGACTGGTTAAGACGGTTAAGGGGGCGAAGTGGCGACACTGACCGAGGTACTCAAAGACATCGGCGAAGAGATCGTAGAGATCAATATCAACGGTGAGGAAATCCAATGCACCAGAACCGAGGCCGCAGCCCGGCGTCTCTTTCTTCTGGCAACTGGAGGCTATATGCAGACTAAGGATGAAAATGGGGATACCGTTACGACTTACTTCAAACCCACGGCCTCGGCGTGTAAAGCTATTCGTGAATATACCGAAGGGCGTGCGAGTCAAGAGCCGCCTAAAGAGGGCAAGAAGAATGCCAAGGCGGGTTCGTTTGATGGTAGTATCGCTGGTAGGTTGAATAAGTTAGTTAATAAAGGGGATCAAGATGAAAGAGGAGGATAGATTATCCATTATATTTGGTATAATTGTTTTTATAGAGGTTGTAATCTTTGCAATTGTTAAAGAATTATGGCCCTGTATTAGATAAAATGGCACGACCCCTACAAAAACCCAGTCTTAAAGAGCCGTTCCCAGATATACCCGACTTCTGGACGGACCCCAAAACGGGTCTGATCGTCCCCAAGCGGAAGGAAGCCAATGTACAGTGGCGGATAGACCTCCTGAACCGGGCCGAGAACGACGAAGGGATGCAGAAAGACCTACTCGCGGCCTGTGCAGAGTCGATCTTATTCTGGATCAATGCCTTTGCGATCACTTACCACCAGTTTGATGTCGCTCCTGATGGCCAAAGGATCGAATCCGAGCATCCGAACCAGCCTATGATAACCTGGCCGATCCAGGATGAGCTTTTTGATATCTTCGAGGAGTGCCTGGCGACCGGCCAAGACATACTTTTGGACAAAGCCCGTGATATGGGGGCCAGTTGGTGTTGTATTGACTTCCTCCATTGGCTCATGTTGTTCCGAAAGGAACCATGCGAGCTTTTGGAGATGTCCAGAAATGAAGATTACGTAGACAAGCCGGGCAATATGAAGGCATTGTTTCAAAAACACGACAAAATTAACGAATTTTTGCCTGATTGGATGCGTCCCCCGGACTGTTTCCGGGGTCAGAAGAACCGATCCCACATGCACTGGTACAATCCTATTACTGGGTCTACGCAAGATGGCGAATCCACGACTAAACACGCCGCCAGGGGTGATCGGCGTTTGATTGGATTTTTAGATGAGTTTGGAGCGGTGCAAAATGGAGCCGCTATGCGGGCGGCCAGTCGTGATGCGTGTCTGATGCGGATCATTAACAGCACCAGCGTACCCGGCAGTGAGTATAACAAATGGCGATCTGATAAAACAGCCAATATCAAGGTGTTCATCATGCCATTTTGGGAACACCCGGAGAAAGGGGCCGGTCGCTATGTTCAGAGAACCAAGTTCGGGAAGTGGGAGATTCGCAGTCCGTGGCTCGATTCTGAAGAGAAGGCCAGAGGTCGTAAGTTCCTCGCAACCGAGGTACTCCGCGAGGACACAGAGCCGGGTCTGTCATTTTTCCAAGAGCAGAACATTGATGGACACATAGCGATGCACGTCAAGCCACCCAAATCCACCTGGAGTATTAAGTGGAACCGGGCGATGAGCGACCAGGCATTGATCCAGGCGATTGCTAATAAGGATCGGACAAACATCCTGGCCAAGCAAACAGGAACAGGACAACTCAAGCTCTGGTGTGACCTGGTAGAAGGTCGCCCGTCTCAGAAAGATAGTTATATCTTTGGTATTGATGTGAGTAAGGGCCAAGAAGCGTCGAACTCAGTGATCTCTATCAAGTGTCGGGAGACCGGAGAGAAGGTCGGAGAGTGGGCCAGTGCTGAGTATCCGCCGTATGAGTTTGCTCCATTGACTGTGGCGATAGCTCTTTGGTTCGGCGGGGCCAAACCGATGCAGTTACCGTTCTTAAAATGGGAGAACAATGGCCCAGGGTGGGACTTCGGACGATTGATGGTGAAAAAGTTTCTGTATCCTTTCTACTACATGAGCAAAGCCACTGGCCAGATAACAGACCCGCAAAAACGGACGTATGGGTTTCACATGGGCAGGGATAGCAAATACCTTCTTCTTTCGGCTTATGATAAGGCTCTGGCTAATGGTTCGTTTGTCAATCATTCGCTTGATGCTCTGGAAGAAGCCAGGCTTTACATTCATTATGAAAGCGGGGGAGTTGGCCCAGCAGTTATGCTACATGAGAGTAGTTCATCTAAGCAGACCCACGGAGACAGAGTAATCGCCGATGCCCTGGCCAACGATGACACGGACTTCGCCCGAAGGAAGCGGAAGAAAGAGGCCAAGTACCCAACCAATACGGCTGGCCATCGGTTCCTGTCACATATCAAGAACCGGGTGAGACGAAGACACAAGCAGAACAAAGGTTTCGATTTTACTATAGGATAATTATGGCTGAAAATGTTACTCCAGCTAAGTTAGAATCAATCGTAGAACTCGGATTCAAACGGGTAGAACGATTCGCCAAGCGAACCCAGATGATGTTTAAGTCATATGTCCCTGAGTTCTACAGAATGGAAAAAGGCGAGTGCAAGGAACCTTTGAATTTGGTTTACAATACGGTGCGAGCATTCGTACCCAATCTGGTCATGGAAAACCCGATCACCCACGCTCATACTCCTTATCAGCCGTACAAGCAATATGCCGAACTTCTTGGTCTCGGCCTCGATGCTACGGCCAGACAGATTAAGCTCAAAGAAGAGCTTAGGGCCTGGATTGTCAATGCTATGTTTGGTTGGGGGATTATGCGAAGCGGGATCAAGGCTACAGGAGAGCTTTTTGCGTTTGATGATGTATTCGTTGATCCCGGCCAGATATACTCCCGTAATGTGAGCCTATGGAACTTTGGTTTTGATCCAGCTTGTACCAATGTCAAACAGGCCAAGTGTGTGTGGGATCGAGTAACAGTTCCTCGCCAAATGCTGTTAGATTCTGACGGTTTCAATCACGATGTTATCCGTGGATTGCCCTCAACTCCCTCGACTGTTGAGACACAGAAAAAGTATTCGAGTGTGACAAATGAAGCCAAGGATGCAATGGTTCGACTTCAGGATGAAGTAGATATCGTTCAGATTTATGTCCCGGAAGCTGAGACCGTGATTTGGATGGGTGATCCGTGTCAAAAGAAGCATGGAGCGTTCTTGAAAAAAGAAGAATATAATGGGCCAAAAGAAGGCCCATATACGTTTTTATCTTTTTCTCCTCCTGTTGATGGCGAGCCGTTACCTGTGCCCCCCGTTTCTGTCTGGTATGAGCTAACCCGCGTGGCCAATCGTATATTCAACAAGATGGTCCAACAATTCGAGAACCAGAAAGATGTTGGGCTTTATCATCCATCTCAAGTTGATACCGTGGATCAGATCAAAGAAGCTGTGACGGGTGACTGGATCGCCACTATGGACCCCAAGGGCATCAATATGGTGTCGATGGGCGGTCAGAACGAGAAGAACGAGCGATTCCAGCAAGAACTGTTGACGATTTACAACTTTATGGCTGGGAACCCGGAACTCATTTCTGGCCAGTCTACTCCTGGTGGGAGTAGCACTACGGCCACGGCAGTACAGGCATTGCAGAACAACGCGAGTATCGGTATCGAGGATATGCGGAACATCCTCTATGACGCAACTGGCGAAATCCAGGGCAAGCACGCATTTTATCTCCACACTGATCCTTTTATCGAACTTCCGCTTTCCAAGCGAGTGAGTGGTGGGGATGAGGTTGAATTGGTCCTGACCCCCGAACAACGTATGGGTGACTTCTTGGATTATACGTTCAAGATCGTAGCCAGGTCAATGACGCCCCTTGATCCTATGGTCCGATCTAAACGGATCATGGAGTTTTGTACGAATATTATACCTGGTGCAGCTCAGACCGCAATGGTGATGATGCAGATAGGCCAGCAGTTTAATGTGGAACGATACTTGAGTCAGATTGCATTTGAGCTTGGTATTCAAGACCTTGTTGAGGATTTGTTTGTTGATCCTGAATGGCAACAGAAAATGATGGTGATGCTTACGCTTAACCCGCCGAATTTGGGCAAGGCTGGGACAGGTAACTCGCCGGAAGGAGCTACACAGAATAAGGGGAATCCGATGGCTCGCCCGATAGCGACGCCAACGCAGGAATTTAACCAGGGGACGCAGGAAAGTGCGGCTCTTGCCCAATCAGTCAATCAAGGGGTTATGTGATGATTCATAGGTTTGTTTGTGACAAGTGCGGTCATATGGTTGAAGACGAGAATACGAAGATAGTGCATGTATGTCCATGCGGAGAAGATATGAGATGGGACTTATCTGGTCACTGTCATTTCAGGGGCGATTATGAGCATACCAGTGACGCCCTGGCCATTCACCCTGATGACATTCCTGAGCACCGGGCCAAGTTCCCGAACGTAGATATTCTACCTGATGGACGGCCTCGATTTACCTCCGTCAGACAACAGCAGCGATATTCAGAAGCATGTGGGTTTACTAAACGTGCACAGAAAACAAGATCACTCGGAAGAAAAAGAATAGCCTAATAATGCTGACCCCCGGATCAACCGGGCCAACCGTGAAAGGAAAACCATGAGTGACGAAGACAAAAAAGACGTAATGGAACAAGTAGAGGAAAAAGCCAGGGAAGACCTGGATAAAGTATTTGGTGACGAGCCTACCCCGGAACCAGAACCGGAACCTACCCCGGACCCGGAACCTGAGCCAGAACCGGAACCCGACCCTCAGCCCGAACCAGACCCGGAGCCTGAGCCGGAACCGGAGCCTGAACCAGAGCCGGAACCGGCAGGTGAACCGAAACCCGAACCGGCAGGTTTGACCCAAGCAGAGATCAGGGCCGCAGTTCATAGCGGTTGGTCAGTAGAGGATATACAGGAGTTGGCACAGACCAATCCTGATCTCGCAAAGAAACATTGTGCCAAAGCGTTGGAAGCACAGAACAACCTGAGTAAGAAGTTCTCCGAGTTGGGTAAGGCCCAGGCCGATCAAAAACCAGAGCCGAAGCCTGAACCTAAATCAGAGCCGAAGCTGAACGCAATTGACTTCACCGCCCTGGAGAAGGAATACGAAGGCGACCCCATCGTTGGGGTGCTTAAACAGGTTGTTGAACAGAACCAGAAATTAGCTACTGATCTTGAGTCCGTGCGTTCGACCGATACTGGTCAGGCTAATACCAAAATTGCCCAAGCCCAGGCTCAGGAAGATGCTGCGATCTCGCAACAGATTGACACATTCTTCAATCGGGACGATGTGAAAGCCTACAAGGATGTTTATGGTGAGGTTAAGGGCAACAACTGGGACGATCTAACCCAGGGCCAGATCAAAAAGCGATGGGCCGTAGTTGACCAAGCTAATCTGATTTTGCTCGGTGCTGAAAAGCAGGGAATGGATATGCCTCTGGAAGAGGCGTTTGAACGTGCTCATCTGCTCGTTACGGAAGACGTGCGGGAGCAAGCAATACGAAAAGAAATCAAAGCGAAAGCTGTGAAGCGGAACAAGGCCATTACGTTTGAGCCGACCTCCCCTGGCCAACGGCCAGAGGGCAAGCCGGGCGATATGGCTGCGGTACACAAAAACGCTGCACAGGGATTGCGGAAAGTTTTTGGATAGGAGATAGAAAATGGGTTATAGACCTGAAGACATTGCCGATCTTCTTGCGACGACTCTGGCTGATCTGCCGGATCAGGAGTTGGAGTATGCTCTTGACCACCAAGAGTATTTCTTTGCCAATTTGTTCAGGACAAAGAACATTAAGATCGACGGTGGTACGAGTATCCAGCGTAAGGTGTCGTTTGATACCAGTGGAAACGCTCGTTACCGTGAGATGTATGACACGGACGAGCCGAAGTTCGGCGATAGTATTCAAACGATTGATGTCCATTGGGCATTAGTTGGCACAAATGCTTCGTGGGACGAGTTCGAGATTATTCAACAGAAGAATTCGACCAAAGGATATGTGAACCTTGTTCAGACTCGTAGGGATAAGGCGATCATTGACTTGGCTGATTTGATTGAAGAGAAGATGGTAAGTGTGCCGGATAGTTCGACCGACCGGAAACACCCGTTCACGTTGCCGTATTACCTTCGTGTGCTTACCACGGCAGGTGCAATCAACACTACGGCTGGGTTTAATGGTGCGACCGTGACGTTTGGTGATGCCACTACGAGTACCATATGTGCGGGTATTGACGCTGCAAGTGAGTCCAAGTGGCGTAACTGGGCGGCTCCCTATACAGCGATCAACAACACTTTCTTGAAGCGATACCGCCAGGCGTGTATCAAGACGAAGTTCCGTCCTCCGATGATGCTTGACACCCCGCTGATGAAAGAGCGAGCGGCTAAGATGATGTGTATTGCTGGAACGGATACCGTCCTCGACATTATGGAGTTGGTTGACAAGAAAGACGACAATCATACTTCAACTGGCAAAGAAGCCTTGGGCGGATTGCTGGTCGTGAATGGCGATCTCGTTCGGTTGAATCGTGTCCCGGTGATTCCAGTTGATACGCTGGATAGTGCCGATTATGATCCCATCTACACGTTCGACCTGAGTTATTTCATCCCGGTTGTGCATGATGGCTACTGGATGAAGACGACGCCCCCGATGACAAGCCGTGGACAGCATACAACGTTTACGGCCTTCCAGGACGGTGCTCACAATATTCTGGTTGAGAACATCCGTAAGTGTGGTCATGTCCTTCACAAAACCTCTTAATTAGGAGATTGAAGAATGAGTAAGTTTACACCGAGAGTTGACTATCTCGGCATGGCCGGGATTGTCCAAAGCTCTTCCCAGGGTGCATGGACCTTTATTTACCAAACGTCCACGGTGAAAAACCCGAAGTGGAATATTGGTGATAGGGTTGTGCTTCCTGATGGTAGAGAATATCGTTACGCCAAATCGACTGAGGCGATTAAGTCCGGTTTGGGTTGCAACTTTACTTATACCGGGTACATTTCTTACACTGCGTTTACCACAGCGGCATCTGCTGGTGATACGAGTTTGACTGTGCCTGCTGCGACCCATGCAGCTTTGACTAAGGATGAGTTGGCTGGTGGTTACATTTGTATTTTTGACGATAGCACCAGTGCTACCCAGTTCCGCCAAATTGTAGGCAATGATGCTGCGGCTGAAAATGTAGCGTTTGACATTTACCTTGATGGTGCGTTGACCCAGGCTGTTACGACTTCAGATGCCTGTGAAGTTTACCAGAATCCTTATGCTGCGTTGGAGACTGCTGATGGTGGTCTTGCGAATACCAATAAGGCAGGTGTTCCAGCTACCTATGTTGGTGCTGCAAGCACTTATTTTTGGTGTCAGGTCCGAGGCGTCAACTGGATCGCCCCACAGGGCGGTAAGCTGGGTGCAGTTAATGAAGGCAATAAGGGACTTGGTGGCGGCTTTTGGAGTGACTACGGTAATATCTCCGATGCCGAGACCAGTATTGGTGTTACCGTGGCCAATGGTCGCGGTTCTCAGTATGCCGGTTATGTAGTGACGGGTGATGCTGATAATGTCGGCCCGTTATTCATGTTGTGTGGATAAGGAGTTTACAATGAATCCAATTGAACTCTATATGTCAGTTAAAGGCAAAATGGGCGAACTTGATAAACCTGTTGATCTTGAACCTATTGAACAGGTTGAGGAAAAGCCTGAAGACTGATTGTTACAATTTTTCTCTGGGGCCATTCACTTGGCCCCAGGGATGTTATTATAGGTGTTATATGAAAGCAGAAGTCATAGTTGAATCCGATCAGATCGAGTTTTCAACCCGTACCAATGGAGATCGAGTGCGTATCCAGGGGGTGCATTTCGGAGCAAATGATGCGTCTAAACTGGCTAATCTTATCAATAGTCAGGAATCAATAAAGGTGGTGTTCAAAGAACTTAGTGAAGGGGAATGACATGTTTGACAAAAGCAAAGTCCAAGAAGCATTGAATCGAATTGATGGTGCAGTATCTCAGTTGCAGATGAGCCGTAAGGATCATGTCCTGCTACTCAATGATGTGAAGCTGCTTAACGAGTGCTGCATGGAATACTTCGATGATGAGCAAGAACTGAAAACAGTGAGGTTACAAGATGTCAGAACCAACAAGCAGCTTGTCGATGCTGAGTTTGTCAACGAGAATAGCGAAGGAAGCGGGGACGGCGTATCGGGGGACTGATGGCACATCACGGGCTATGCCCCCGGTTGACATAGACGACCTCGCGGACATCAAGCAGGTAATAAACGATGGGATCAGGCAGTTCGAGGCTGATGCCCCGGCTACCGGCTGGCAATGGCGTAAGAGGATACTCCAGGTAAACATCTCGAACGTCCAGGTAACAGGAACCGCAGATGACGCCGATGCTACGTCGCTGACTGATGCAACATTGGAAGATACCTACGACGAAGACGATGACCTCAATGGATACTATATCTACATTGATGGTGGTACGGGAGAAGGGTCCTATGCCGCGATCTCCGATTATACTGCAACGGGTGGAGTCATTACTGTTAGCGACTGGCTTGATGAGTATGGAAACGCAGGGGGGACTGATCCCGCAGCCGACAGTACCTACATCATAACGCAATACGAAACAGTAGCTGGCGACATAGGCCGTATCCCGCTCCCGGAATACTTCGGTGGTGAAGTGGCAGGCCCAATTGGATACTACAAAGACGCCGAGCACAAACAGTGGATCGGCTGGACCTCAGAGGCCATAATTCGGGATCGTCGCCAATCAAGTGATGATTCGGGTTATCCATTCATGGCGGCGATCCGGTCTCTGGAACCTGTGCATGGCACACTCGGCCCGACCCGGCGTTATGAATTGGTGCTTTATCCTGAACCATCTCAAGCTGATATACTTGAGTTTCCATACATCCTGATGTTCAACAAGATCGACTTTGAAAGTGGGGTGGCGACTGGGGGTAGTGCTATAACTGTAGTAGATTCTACGAGGGATGAACCTGATGACTATTTTAACGGATGGCGTGTCGATATTATCGCTGGTACTGGCCGAGGCAGTTATGGTACTGTTACAGATTACACTGGCGGCACTGGTACTTTCACCGTAGCCGACTGGCTTAATAGTTTGGCTGATCCTGAAGCGGATAGCATCTACTTTGTCCAACCTGCGAACAATATGCACCCGGCTGGTGCAAAGTTTGATGAAGTGATCCAGGCGTCGTGTCTGGCTGAGGCTGAGCAATACTTCGAGAATATCTCAGCCGGACACATCGAACGCTATACACAGAAAGCATTACCTAAAGCCTACGATGCGGATGCTCGTAGTAAGATGTTTACGAAGATCGGTTCACAGCCGAGACAAGAACGAATATGGTCTTTAGTGGAGAAAGAATAATGTCAGAATTTAGTTTTGAGGCTGAAACAATGGTTCCCGCTCCTGCGGCATCGGCTACAGTGCGGGCGATCTACACAATCGAAGATGGTATCCTGATGGCTTATGGCAACACGGTCCCAACTGATGCGACGGCTGGGTACGCAATTGGTTGTATCTTTATCCATACGGATGGAGGTGACGCTACGGCTCTGTATGTGAATGAAGGTACTGCTTCCAGTTGTAACTTCAATGCGATTACTGTAGCGGGGTAATCATCTCGCTCGCGAGTTGTTCGGACGACCGGGGCTGTGCCCCCTTCAGCTCCGGTCTATTTTGGAGTACGATTATGGCAGAGTTACCATTCCCCAGTGCAGGATTGCATGAAGGACTACCCGCCGAAAAGCAACCGGCGATGACCACCCCTTACGCCAAGAACGTCCGCCCGTTCGACGTAGAAGAGGAACGGGCCAGGGGCGGGCAGAGGCCGGGATTCGTGAAGGCATATACGACCCAGGTGGGTGGAGAGCATCCGGTGATTGCTATCGGAACAATTGCGACTACATTCATAACTCCTGCGTAAGATGGCTGAATATAAATATAAAGACCGAGAAAAAGAATATAAAGCTGCTTGGTATCAAACAAATAAAAAACGTCTTGATAAGAAAAACAGGCAGTGGCAAAAAGACAACCCAGAAAAATTTGCTGCTATGCAAAAGAAATATAGAGAAACACCAAATGGCAGAAAAGCAGCCAAAGGTAGACAAGAACGCTATCGGGGTAGTGAAAAAAGTAATAGGCGGTTTAGGAAGCAAAACCTAAAACACAATTATGGATTGTCTCTCGAAGATTATGACCAAATGGTTGAAAATCAGAATGGAGTGTGTGCAATTTGTGGTGGAATAAATAAATCTGGGAGGCGATTAGTCATAGATCACGACCACAAAACTGGAAAAATTAGGGGCCTTTTGTGCAATAATTGCAATATTGGAATAGGAAATTTACAAGAAGATATAGATATTCTCTCAAAATCTATTATATATTTGAGGAAATATCTATGACCTGGTGGCCCGATGATCGACCCGTTGGGTACGACCCGGACAAATTCTGGGATGAAGAGGATCAGGAATGGAACAGTGATCGTTTGACGGTTCCCGGCAATCGGATCGAGTATCTAATCGTGTTGGGTGACGAGGGCGAGATTTACTTTCGGAGTATATAGTGGCGGCTAAAGTTGCATATTGGACAGGTAGTTATTATTTATTTCCGAGTATTCGTCATGATTCTCAAAATCAAACTGCCTTGGCCCAAGAATTTACTATTGATAGTGATTATGATATTGAATATGTAAAACTATCAATGCGTAAAAATAATGGGTCTACAATTACTATTGCTTTATACACGGAATCCGGAGGAGAACCCGATGCAAGTCAAGGAAGCAAAGCCATAGATGCAAGTGGGTGGAGTACATCATGTGCTTTGCGTACAATCACATTTGATGCTCCGATTTCATTAACAGCTGGCACATATTTTATAGTCGCCACTGAAAACAGTAATCTTGGTACTCAGTGGTGTTGTTCGACCGCAGCAGCCGGGCCGGGCGGAGCCATGAAATTAGTAAATGGTTCGTGGGTAGCAGTTGGAACACCAGATAGGACTTTTGGTTTTGAAGTATGGGCGTCGGATGCGGCTCCATCCAAACCCACCAATCCCGATCCCGCCGATGACGCTACAGATGAAGACTTCTCTGATCTCACTCTCGATTGGGACGATGGCGGAGATGCCGATACATTTGATGTTTATGTGGGAGATGCAGCCGACAACCTTACGCTTATTGTCAGTGGAACAATCCTTACTACTCGAACGCTTACCAGCACACAACGAGACGATCTATTCACCGATCATTGTTATTGGCGAATCGACGCAACCAATGACCAGGGAACGACAACCGGAGATGTGTGGGACTTCACAGTAGCCGGGCCAGGCAAGGCCACGACCCCGGTTCCTAATGATGACCAGGAAGAGATTTACATTGCTGGGATAGACCGGCTTACTGAACTGTCCTGGTCAGCCCCGGCAGGAGAGACACCGACGTATAAGGTCTACTTTACTTTGCCGGGTGAGTCTCCTGTTTTGATGGATACGACTACATCCCTGTATTATACATTGTCGTCTGATTTGCTGGATGCTTTAGATTATTTCTCCATTTATGAATGGCGTGTCGATACATATGATCCTGTCTCCGAGCTTACGACAACAGGTGACACCTGGACATTCATCTCGGACAAGTCACATTCATTCACGACCTATTCTCGCCGTTCAGATTATGATCCTGATAAAGTGTGGGAACCTGGAACTGGGTGGGTAGACATCAACAGTTTCGAGTACACTGGGGGTGGTCGGTATAAAGGTCGGCTTGTGGCAATTGGCCATAATTGTGTATATTTTGGGAGTTTATGATGGGTGTTAGACGGTCACAATATGGGCGGGAACTTGAAAAAGAAACCAGAAAACCGGGTACACTGGCAGAGGCACATCGGAAAGCGGCTGCAAAATCAAAGGTGAAACCAATGCAAAAACCAAAAAGTAAGCAAAGAACAAAACCTTCAGATTTCAAAGAAACATGGATCGGACGACTCAAACGCAAATCACATGAATTACTCAAAGGTGAGAAAGCATATATCAGTGACAAGCGATACAAAGAGATGAAGGCTGCTCGGAAGAAAAAGAAAAGTGGACTAAAGACATATGCTGAAGAAACAGGCAAGCCTTCTT